AGGTTTTTAGCCCATTGTGCTAGAACGTGCTTGTCCATATTGGTTTTGTATTCCAGAAATAATATCGTTAATAGACAAAGTGCTTGCTGATGGCATACCTTGCTTGCTACCCAAGATGCCCATCAAATCGTTGTAACTCAAGCTAGATGGCTGTGAGTATTGGATAGGCTCTGGCACTTGACCATAGTTAGGGTCTAGGAACTTTTCCCATTGAGTGCCAATTAGTAGATTTCTGTCGCCAAAGTTAATTGGAGGCAATACAGTAGCAGGTGCAACGCCTGTCTTTGGGGGAGTAGCCCAATTAGCAGGAACATCAACAATTGGATATTGAACCCCACCAGAAGTACCACCACCGCCAGTAGCAGCGTTAATTCCTGCAATAGTAGTTCCAATTCCAAGAATCCTAATAACATCAGATGGAGTTAATGATGTATCTTTAGTAGTTGGGGTAGTTGTTGTTGGAGTTGTAACTGTAGGTGCAGTTGTCGTAGGTACTGTAGGAATTGTAGTTATAACTGGAATATCAGGATTTGTAGGTCTTGTATCTTTAATTTCAACTGTTGGAGGTGTAGCTGTTGCACCACCTAAAATAGATGTGACAGCATTGATTACATCTGGAGATACTTGTTGCGGTGTATTTGCAGTTACAGAAACAGTTGGAACTTGTGAAAGAATGTTGGTTAATGCGTTAGTAGAAATTGCTGGAGTACCTGTAATAGATACAGTATTGCTATCTACAATTGGATTACTTACAGTAGTGGTAGGACTAATTGCATTTAAAGCCCTATCAATAATTGCATCGTTATAACCACCAGAAATTAAAGCATCTCGAATTTGAGATGCAGACAATCCTTGTTCTGCTAACTGTGTTGCGTCTGCAATTGCAAATTGTCTTTCAGTAATTCCTGTCGCATCTAATGTGCCACCTTGCAGATAACCACTCAATGCACCACCTGCGCCACCTAGCAATGTACCTTTAAGAACATCACCACCAGCAAGACCTGTTGTTGCGCCACCAAGAATAGCATTACCCAATGCGCTTGAAGCTATTTGACTAGCACCAGTACCTAGTAAGGCATTACCAAGCAAACCACCTGCGCCAGTAGCAGCTAATGCAAGTTGAACAATAGGCATCCAATTACCAGCATCAGAACTAGATGCGCCAGTTGTGTAAAAAACTGGAGTGCCATTAGGGGCAAACTCAACTCGATAACCTGTGTTGCCTTTACCTACAAATGTGCCACCAAAAGCATTACCAGTTTGACGTTCACTATAAGTATTTGGAACTTCCTGACCAGTTACTTTATTTCCATAAGTTGATACAACTGATTTATTACCTTCTTCATCAACAACAGTTTTTTGTATTTGACCAAACTGGTTAATATCTGTTACACCTGTTTGAGCAAGAATCTTAGCCATTTCAGCAGCGTTAGCTTGTGCTGAACCATAACCTTGACCTGACCATTGGTCAGTTGTGCCTTGAGAAAGAATCTGGTCTGTAAGTTTTGCTACAACTAATGGCGTAGAAGACGTTGTAGTTAAATTAGGTGCTAAAGTAGCTTGTTGTTCAACAGGTGTTGCAGATAGCGTACTCTGTACTGATTGCATAAACGATGCTTGTTCAGCAGGGTCTACAGAATTACCAAAAGCACTTTTCCAAAACGCTAAACCTTCAGCATCTGGCTCACGTCCTAGAACCTGAGAATAAAGTTGTTCTACAGTAGTAGCCATGCTTAACCCCTAATCTCTACGTTAGATGTAATGCCAGCACCAATCTTCATTGCTTTCAACTGTGCTTCTGCTTCAAACTCTTGTTGCTTCATAGCAAAGTAAGCCTGTTGTTTCTCACGCTCTAGTTGCAACTTAGCAGCCTCTTTCTCACGCATCATCTGCATTTCAAGAACAGCTTTCTGTTGTGCCATCTCCATGTCAATCTGTTGTTGTTGTTGCTTCAACTGAATGTCAGCCTGTGCTTTGGCTTGGTTAGCTTGTATCTCAGCTTGTGTTCGAGCCATGATTGCTTGAACTTCTGGAGGCATCTGTTGCTGTTGTGGAGGAGGATTGCTCAATGCTTGGTCTTGCTCTGGCGTAATCGCTTTGTAGAACTCAGCACTATCTTTAAAGCCAGCAATCTCAACCATGCGTCCCAATGTGCCACGATACTGAGCAGGTGAAACGTAAGGATTGGCAGGGCCATACTGAGCAATCAACTGCTCTTGTTTAGCAAGAACCATAGACAACATAGCCATCTGCTCTTGTCTGTTTCCAGCACCCAGACCTACGTTAATAGACACATCGTATTGGTTAGCCCATGTTCTAGGGTCAAACTCTACGAACTCACCACGCATACGAACCATACGAGCCTTGTCCTGATACTTACAGAGCAAGTGCAAGATGCCTTGGAACAAAGACTTAACACCTGTCTCAGCAAATATTCGAGCCATCAGTTCAATCTTACCTGCGCCAGCTTGTTGCATCGATGCTACCGCAGCAGCAGTCACATTCTGCAAGATAGCAGGGTCTAAACCTTGTGAAGCATCAGATACACCAGTACGCTTAGACTGTACTGTGTCCAGATACTGAAGCATTGGGAAAGCCTGATTCGCCACGTTCTGCACAACTAACTGTTGAACAGCACCTTGTGACTTGGCACGAATAACACCACCAGCAGTAGAAGTCAGCAAGTCATCAAGGTTTACTTGACCTTCTACCGCAACAACACGAGCATTGTTTGTCAGATATAAGTTATCCAACATCTGACGAGTGATAGTAGTCTTAATTAACTGTAGGTCAACTGTTCTGTCAGCTAGTGAGTTACCAAAGAACTTGTGTGGGATTGGGATAGGACAGATTGAGTGGAAAGGAACATAGTCCACTTCCTCAACCATTTCCTTACCATCCTCATCTTGCAGAATCTCATTAGAAGCGTAAAAGACTTGAGTCAGAGCAGCAATGCCCTTTCCGTTCATATCAGTTTTGACATAACACTCAAAGACCTCAATCTCTTGCATTGATGGGTCATCTGTCTGCGTTTGGTAAGGTTGCTCACCAGCAGAGTAACGAGCCACTCGCTCTGGCGTATAAGCCAAAGCATCATCCATCTGTAAGCCTTCAACTTGTTTCTTGTTAAAACCCATAGCAACCAAGTCACTACGAGTCAACATCTGTCTGTGGGCTACAAATGGGCTATCAGCAATAGTTCTAGCTTTCTTGCTAATCAAGAACTCCTCTGGGGGAACATTCTCAATCGTTACTTTGCCTGACTTTTTCTTCTGTTGCACCACAACATTGTGTGTAGCACTCATCACAGGCATACCCATAGGGTCAACAACTGGCTGTCCCATTGGGTCAATGATAGGAAGTTCTGTCGTATCTTGCTCGACAATCTCCATAGTCTCATCACTCATCAGCATTGCTAACTCGTCATCAGACAAGTCAAAGTAACGCTCTTTAGTAATGTCTTCTTTGTTTTCCCAATAAGCCTTAACGATGCCGTTCTTTTGCATCAAGGCATCTTTGAACCAATCATGCAGAATGGCTACACCAGCGTTATCACGATTGAAAACCCAATTGCAGTAATCAGTAGCTTGCTTGGCAGAGGCTTCATCCCTTGGGCCTTGTGGCTCAAAGACTACGATATTGTCTGAGCCTGTAAAGATACGAACTAAGCTAGGTAGCGCACCATCTATCGCTTCTGCCACTTCTCCAGTAACGATTTGAGATTTACCCTCAACTTCATTACCATATGGCTGTCGTAGATAAGCCTCCAGAGCCTGTTTGCGCTGTTCAACAGTTTCGCTTTCAATAAATCCAATTGCATCATCAATCTCTGATTGGATTATCGACATTAACTCGTTCTGTGCCATGCTTGTCCTTTGGAGGGCGTCCCATTCTGGGTTTATCCAATTGTAACTCTTTTACCATATTTTCAAGCATTTCGAGACGCTTTTCAAGTTCTTTTACTTTAGGGGCTAGATTTACCCCTTGCATTGATACATACATCAGACAATCCATTTCGGAGTTTGGTTAATCGGCTTAGACCACGTTGAATGTCCTTCATCCAATCCAAGGGCTAAGTAGCGGAAAGAATCAGAGCCATGACTAGACCAATCGTGTAGTGGTCTTTCATAGAATATCTTACGCTTCTCATCGTAATCTCTGCGATAGTTTCTCAGGCAGTTCAGTCCTGTTTGCACTTTAGGAACATTAAACCAGCACCTTGGCAGCAACCTTCTTACCGCTTGGATGCCATCATCTAGTCCCATTCTTGGTGCAATTTTGACCTCTAGTCCAGCTTCCTCAAGCATCTCTAGTCGGCTCTTACCAGTTCCTAGTTCCCTGACCCTAACGTCATGGGGCAGAATATGCTCTGCTTTCAGATAGTCATTGTCCTTAATCCACTTAACGTAGTGGTCTAATCCAACTCCGTGATTCTCGTAGTAGTCCAACAATCTGACCTCAGTACCCACCAACTGAGCCACCCAGATAGACGTAGAGTCACCCATACCCAAGTCCCAAGCAGTAAAAGTTCTGCTGATTTCCTCTCTGGGAATCTCTTGCATATGCTTCTTGTCTTCTAGTTCATTGAGGATTTGCCCATAGTAAGAGCCTTCTACAGCAGCATCAAAGCTACACTCAAACTCTTGGCGGTATTTATCCTCACCCATCTCATTACGAGCAGCCTTTAGTTCTACCTCATCCACTACACCTGTCTCAGAGGCTTTGAACTCTAGCAAACCCCATCCTTCTTCCTTTTCTGCCCTGTCTCGCAGTTCTTTGAAGTGGTTGTGTCCCTTTGGCGTACCAATGAATAAGCACCATCCTTTTCTGTCTGTCAGGGCAGGTCTAACAATATCAGTCCATATCTTAGGATTCTGGTCACCCACCTCGTCAATGATTACCCCATCAAAGTATTGACCTCGGAGGGAATCAGGATTGTCTGAGCCATATAGTTGAATACGCCTACCCCAGAAGTCAACTCGTAACTCTGAGATGTTATTAGTACCGCCTAGCGGTGTAGTGTACTTAACGAGATAGTCCCAAGCTACACGCTTTGCTTGTCCATAGGTAGGCGCAATGTAAGCGTATCTGGGTGTTTCTTTCTCGTTTAGCACCGCCTCACGGATTAAGTGGTTAAGTGCTGCAACAGTCTTACCAAACCTTCGATGTGCAACTACTACTGCAAAGCGTTTGCCTTCCAGTAACTCGTGAACCTTTAGTTGATGTTCCCTTGGCTTATAGGGAATTTCGATTACTTCGCCCATGTAACGCTAATCTCAATGGGTTTGTTGTCGCTACCTGTTAACTCTGTTCTTGCAAGTTTAGGTGTAGCGTATTCAGCCAACTTAGCCAACATATCTAATGCTTTGTAAGGGTCTGGGCGAATCTCTTTAAGTTCATCACCCTCCGCAACCAATGTAAGCCACTTAGAGACATTATCAGCGTTATCCTCTAGTAGACACTTAACTGTCTCTCTGAACTCGCTAGTGACCCGATTAACCGCCCCTTTAGGTCTTCCCTTACCTCGATTGGTTAGGTTTTCGGATTTTCCCGCCTCTAATTTATTCATTTTGTTTGACTCCTCTAGGGTTGGTCAAGTTAGTATCTACTCACAACGAGTAGAGTTAGTATATCACTTGCCTTTTTTCTTCATTACTTTTTTAGCAGAACTAAGAGCAATGGCAACTGCTTGTTTAGGGTTGGAAACCACTTTACCGCCTTTGCCAGAGTGCAGAGTACCTTCTTTGTACTCACCCATTACTTTGCCAACTTTCTTCTGACCAGCTTTTGTCATTTTCATTTTTTTTTAGGCTTCTTTGCTTTGTTCTTTGCAGTACGCTCACCACGCACAGGCATAGGTTTAGGCTTCTTCATCAGCTTCTGCATCATCTCCAGAGCCTGTTGATTTGTAGTACCCAAGATTATTCTCCTTCAGACATATCGTCTTCTGAACCTTCTTTAGCCATTTCTGAGTCTTCAGTTATTGGCCCACCACTAATCCATGCCTCACAAGTCCTCTTGGAAGCACACTTAAAATCAAACACTTCGCAATAGCCTAAGTCGCCAGCATCAATGACTTCCCAAGCATCCATCTCTGTGCCGTTCATCTCTAAGCCACTCTCAATGCAAGCAAGCATCTTAGGGGTTTGAATGAAAGCAGCGCAGTTACCACAACGAGACTTTTTAGCCTGTGCAGGTGAGATTCTCCAAGCCTTAGAGATATCACGCCAGTAATCAGCGTTTGGCTCATTGGGATTCATTGGGCCGTAGTTAGCCTTATCAATAGCCTTCTGGCGACACTCAAGATTGACTTCTACGTCACCTGTGGCAACTGGACACGCTTCGCCTTTTTTCTCTTGGCTTTGTATCTCAATCTCAATTTTTACGGATGGCTCTAATAATCCAGACATAGGTGTCCCTAGGAGTTTGTCTCATTATCACATAAAAAAATAGAGGGAACAAGTCCCTCTAAAAACTCAATGGCAACTGAGTGCGTCCATTGTGCGCTAATTAAAAAGTTTTGCAAGGGTTAGATTTAAAACGTCCATCTCATCTAGCTTCTCTACCTTCCAAATCCTAGCCTGTCCGTGTATGCCGTTAAAGCTACCCTGATGGCAATCCTTACACAAAGGAATACATAAGTATTGGTTATGCTGAACAATATGGTGTGCATCGCTTGGAGGAGAAGCATTGCAGACCCCACAAGGCATTTCTTTAATCTTTGCCAAGTGGAGTCGTTCCCTGTTATTGGGTCTGTTGTTCATTTTGGAATTTTTGCAATAAAAATGACCAAACTGCACCACCAGAAACTTTGGCAATAAACTGAAGTGCAATAATTTCTGGCATTAAAACACCAAATGCAATAGTTGGGAAAAGCAAAGAATCTACGGCAGCACCAGCAGTATTTGAAACATTTGCTCGTTTAATCCATGAGCCTGTGGTTTTTACAAAAATAGCCCAATCAACTACAGATGCAACCAAGAACGACACCGCAGAAGCTACTGCAATCATTCCTGAAGCAGGGTTTAAGCCGTAGGTGATTAAGCCAGTTCCGATAATTAAACCGCCCATTTGCCACGTTTTAAGTCTGACATGAAGCCAATCTCTAAGCGTTAAATCAAGTCCAATCAAGAAAAATGCGTTTATTGCGGTTACTGATGGCCCAAATGTGGCAACCAATAGATTTGCAGCAATCATTGCTACGGCATATGCAACTAAAGCAAAAATCATAATTTTCTTTCTGTTTCAATAAAAACACCATGATGATTAGCAATCAATGTTTGCTCACCACCAAATTTTTTAAACAACTCATCAGCAATGTTTTCGTGATAGCCAATCAATAATTTACTTATTGTTTCCAATATATCTTCTACCAATATCTTGTCTGTATGTCTTATTTCCAATTCATAAGTTATTTTTTTATGGTTAACTGGACAAACAGAAGTAAATTTTGTTTTGTACTTGTTCATAAAAGTGTTTCTTGTTCCATTGGTTGATAAAAGTTCCAACATGAGGGTGCGTTGTGCGCTTCAATCCTAGAACGCATGACTTGCGCCCTAGCCTCTTTTGTTGGCGGTAAATAATTCCCATGCTTCCAATGAACATCAATGCCAACATTTCTGCCAATATTGGTACTGTCTGCTGATGAAAATGGTAATTTGGTAAAGATTGCAGGGTCTAGCATCCTTAAACCATGTAGCTTGCAAGCAGGTCTGCCCATGTCATCACAAACTACTCTCATGGCTTGACCCATCTTGACCCACCAGTTTGATGTTCCTACTGTGGAAAACTCTCCAGAACTACCAATGCAAACCCGCACATAAGTGTTTGCAAGTTGTTCAAGTCTTTCTAAAGATTCGTGCATATGCCAAACTGGTGAGCCAAACCATGTCGGAAGTGGACAATCTCTTAATAAAGCATCGTTGTCAGCTTCTGTGCCATCAATCACATCAGGAATAACTGCAAAGTCGCACGATGGAATTTTTTTTAGATTTAACGCCCAATCATAAAAAGGTTGCCAATCAGTAATTGGTTTACCTTGCTTCCAAGCAGAAAATGCCCCATTGTCTATTGCAAATGATTGACAAACTTCTATTGCTACAGACAAC